CGGAAGTGGCCGTGGTCGATGCTGGCGTTGCTGGCGATCCGCCCAGTGTGTAAGTGTAGCTGGTAGCACCGGTACCTGATTGCCAAGAGACTGTGGCACTCGTATTTGTGATTGTACCGGCGATTAGAACGGGCGCGGATGGTGGCGCCATATTCGTTGTCACAGACGCGGCTGTACTCGCGGCAGAGCCGCCGTTATTCGTCGATATGACGATTACATTATAGGCTGCATTGGCTGCCAGACCAGTGAAAGTGGCGGTAGTGGCGGTAGAAGAAGATGGGGTAGCTAATGATCCATTAAGAGTATACGTGTAACTCGTGACTCTCAGGCCAGCCGTCCAAGAAACAGTGAACCCGCTTGATGTAATAGAAGTAAATTGGAGATTCGTAGCTGCTGTAGGTGCTATCATCAGGGTTGTGACTGTAAGAGTGGGAGAGCTCGGCACAAGAATGCCACTATTATTCGTAGCCGTAACAATCACATTGTAGGCACTGTTAGCTATTAGACCCGTAAAGCTTACAGAACTTGCGGTGATAGGAGTGGGGGTGGCAGATTGACCATTTAATGTGTATGTATAGCTGGTTGCCGTACTGGGCGTCCATGATATGATGAAACTAGAGCTGGTTATAGAACTCGATGTGATAGAGAAAGGAGAAGGAGGTGCCAGCAGTGTCATAACTTGTAGAGTCGCGCTTGAAGCAGATCCTCCATTATTTGTCGCTATGACAATCACATTGTAATTTGTATTTGAGGCAAGATTATTAAAGGTCGCGGAGTTCGTATTGGATAATAGGGGGGCCGTTGGAATACCATTGAGTGTATATGAATAGCTGGAGGCACCTGTACCTGGTGTCCATGTAATCGAGAAACTTGTGCTCGTAATAGAGTTTGATGTGAGAGCGGTTGGAGCGGTTGGAGGAGTCATATAAGTTGTCAAACTTATATTACTTGGAGTAGAGCCACCGTTATTTGTCGCAATAACTGTTATGGTATATCCCTGGTTTGAGTTCAGGCTGCCAAATGTCGCATTTGAAGAATAGTTTGATGATGTAGGTGTTACATCTATTCCGTCTAGCTGAAAGGTATATCCAGTCACACCCACAATGGGTGTCCACGTCACGGAAATGCTATTGCTTGTAATCGTTCCTGGTAAGAGCGTAAAAGCGGAAGGACGTGATCTCAAGGTTGTGACAGATAGGGTCGTACTCGATACGAATCGCCCACTATTGTTTGTAGATGTTACAATAAGGGTGTGTATAGTATTCGGCAGAAATCCGCTGAGATAGATCGAGTTTTCTGAGAGTACTGTGACGACTGAGTTCGGAATACCATCCACTGTATATGCATAGGTGGTCGCGCCAGAGTTGGGTTGCCAGGAGACAATGAAGTTCGTTTGCGTGATTTCGCTCACGACGAGTACAGGGACCTCAGGTGTCGGCCGATTGGTTATTACCTCTAAAAACTCGCTATCGGCCGTTCCACCGTTATTGACAGACGTTATAATAATATTGTATAACTGATTTGCTATGAGACCAGTAAACGTCGCCGAATTGACAGTAGTGGAGAACGGGGTGTAGCGGCTACCATTCAGAGTATAAATATAGCCGGTTGTGCCGGCGCCAACAGTCCAAGCGATTGTTAGTCGCGTACTTCCAACTACAGTCGCAAGGAGATTCGTTGGAGGAAGAGGGGGGTTCATAAGCGTGGTCACAATGAGAGGGCTGGAACTCGTAGAACCGGTTATATTGATCGCCGTGACCAGCACAGTATAGTTGGTATTTCCAGAAAGTGAACCAAAGGTCGCCGACGTGGGAGAGTATACATCAGGAGTTGCGGCGATACCATTGATAGTATAGGAATAACTGCTCGCTCCTGTAATACTCTGCCATAATACTGTGAACCCCTGGTTCGTAAGATTATTATAGGACAGCACGGGGGCGACAGGAGGTAAGGGCAATGTTGTAATAAATAGGGGTGTAGAAGGAGTCGAGCCACCGGCATTTGTGGCGATCACCCTTACGGAACTGTAGGTTGTAAAGGGCTGGAGTCCCGTAAAGGTCGCCGTTTGATATCCAGTCGTGGCCGGTATTACGGTAGAGCCATTAATAGAATATGAGAAACTCAGTGCAGTGGGTGAGCCGGTCCATGTCAGAGTAATGCTGGTGGTGGTCACAGAGGACGTAACGACCGGTGCCGTGGGTGGAAGTGGGAGCGTGATCACTGTGAAGGGTGGCGATGATAGTGGAGGGGTCGGAGTGCTTTTGACAACTACGATCGAATATGTGGTATTCGGACTCGCTCCCGAAAAGGCAGCCGTCCTTCCTACAGTGGCCACGTTCATGGAATAAAAACTCGGGGGATTGCCATTGATTAAATAGGTGTATGTGGCACTGTCAATGGATCCCTTCCAGGCCAGCCCAAAGGTAGTTTGATTTATATTATTCGATGATAGCTGCTTGGGGGGGCCATCTGTTGCAATCGCGTATGGCTGTGAGTCAGTTGTCGAGCCTCCACTGCCTCTACCGGTCACTATAAAGGTATATGGTGTATCAGGTGTGAGTCCAGAGAATGTTGCAGAAAAGGGGGCGACGGTTGTCTGTGAAGAAGAGGGTATCACCGGAGCCCCATTCAATGAATACGTGAAACTGACCGCCCCTTCTGATCCGGACCATCTCACCAGAATCGTGGTTGTTGTAACGGTTGATAAAAAGTTACTAGCGGGAGCGGGGGCAGTTCGCACTTGTACGGTGTTCGCAGCGGGCGTAGAGCCACCTGCATTGACTGCGCTCACACCCAGTGTATAGAGTGTATTGGCATTCAGAGTCGAAATGATGGCATAGGTCAGCGTCTCTAAAGAAGGAATGACTTCTATCTCATTGATTTGGAATGAGTGCGATGTCGTACCTGGATCGACGTTCCATCCAACCGTAAAACCGGTATTTGTAATATTCGTTATCACGATTCCGGTGGGTGTGATCGGGGATGTTGTGAGGTTTAGATTGGCCGACGGTGTTTGTTTTCCACCACTAGCGACTGAGATTACGTTAATAGAATATGTAACACCTGGAAGAAGTCCTGTGAATTCTACACCAGACCCGGTGACAACTGCTCTAATATTTTCGCTAGAGAAGCCAAGCGTATCCATCTATCGTGTATGCTGAGAATCAAACGGTGCCGTCAATTGCCAGGATTAATAACTCCAAAGGACTTATTAATCCAGCCTACTTGACGGTAAGGGCTCACGCTCCAACCGTCGCTGTAATGATCACACCATTCACATTAAAGAGGTAGGCGACAGCTCCCACGGCGCCCTGCCAGTTCACAGTACCCGACGTCTGTGTGATCTGCCCCGTAGTAAATCCTCCAGCGGCCGGTGACAGTTTAAATTTCTTTTTTATATCCTCTGGTGATAAAGGAAAGGGTATTTCATTATAGATTCTCATAAATGCACCATTTTGCACTGGTGTCGCGTTAAGATAAGTGGGAAACTCACTGATAATACCACCTCGTGAACCAAGCACTGGATCGCATCCATTTCCTGGTTTAAGATCTGCCATTCCACCAATAATACGGTGATACAGGGTATAGTAGCCGGCGGCGCCGTCTGCCAGCCAGTTACTACCCAGGATCGCTGTATCGATAGGCAGGCTAACTGGCATATTGAAATAGTTGGATGTGAACGGATTTGTCTGCTGACTGGTGATTGCGCCGGTCGCCTCACTCCCGCTCACAATAAAGCTGCTTGTATTTGGGCCACTATATTGAATATATGATGAAATATTCTTAATTAAGTGTTGGCTGCCAGGTGTAAAGGAAGGTAGTATATAGGTCGGTTCTACTTCTAACACCATTTGGGTCACACCGGGTTGTATATAGCTAACGTAGTTGTTCATATTGATTGAAACGGTACTGAAATACAGATCACCCGTAGAATACTGCAAATACGACTCGGTCGTCGATAGTCTCTGTGTACCGGTCGACCAAGTAGTTGGTATAGAGCTAACAAATGTCGGAAGGGATCGTGCCGTAGAGATAAACTCGTTTATATATGGTGGCCATGCGGCCGCCTCGTCTCTTATACTTGAATATCCAGCGCTCGTAAAGCTGCTAATCGAGATGAATATGGTGGGTGATGCGTCAACCGTAATCGTAGACAGAAGAACATCATTCACGCCAATCATGTTAAGCCTCGAGTAGTTGGTAACCGTAGTTCCAGGGCTATCGGTGCCAGAGAATGTCAAGGCAGGTGGGATCGCCTCTAGTACAAGAGTCTGCTTCGAGATATCCATGTAACCAGTCAGGCCGGGCCCTGTTGTGCTTATATTCATTGTCGACACAAACTCATTTGCATATATAGGAATATTGTCATCGCCTACCAAAATATTAAATGAGCTGATTGACACGGAATCCCATCGCGTGGAATCGTCGCCATTCGATATCAGAACATAATCGACAGGTATAGTCTGATTAAATGCGGTTCTCGCATAAATTTCCTTCAAATAAATAAGATCCGTATCGATTGTCTGTCGTTTCATTGCCATGTTATTTAACTATCTACACAGTTGCTACAGAATAAGTATTAGAAGGCGTACTACCACCCGCGCCATTCACGATCACAACAATATTATATTGGGTATGAGGGATCAGCCCACTGAAGTTGGCAGAATATCCACTCGGTAGACTTGGGAAGGCGGGTGCACCATTTAACAAAAAAGAATAACTTGTGACTCCTGCAGCTCCCTGCCAGTTCAGTAGAATGGTTGTTGTGCCTTGGACGGATGTAAAACCGAAAGCGGCAGCCGGTTTCGTTATGGCCAAGACTCCTTGGGTGGCAGTCGCGGTGCCGCCAGCATTCACAGAAGTAATGCCAATCGAGTAGTTTCCACTTGGCTGAAGCCCTGAAAAAGTTGCAGAGTTTTCTGTCTCATATAGAGGGGCCGCGGGATTATCGTTGATTGTATATGTATAAGAGGTCGCCCCCGTGAAGTTATACCAAGTCACTGTAAATCCAGAAATCGTAACACCAGATACAACCATGTTTCGAGGTTCTATAGGAGCCGTAGTAACATAGATAAGACCAGAGGGAGTCTGCGCACCTGTATTTGAAACCGCAATCACTACAAGTGCGTAGATGACACCAGGAGATAGTCCTATGAAATTTGCACTTGATCCAGAGACTGTGGCGCTCGTCAATACATTATCGAGCTTGAATAGATAGCTGACGGCCCCTACCGCCCCTGTCCAACTGATGAGGGCCGTTGTCTGGGTCGTGGCTTCTATAATCAGCCCACTTGGCGCAGGGCTTCGCTGGTTTAGTATGGCGATCTCTTGCGCGGTCGAAAGAATGGGTATCGTGTTATAGATGCCCATAAATGCGGCCGAGGTCATGTTCACATACGTTGGCCTTTCCATATTCATACCCCCGCGATAGCCTATTGTATGACATCCACAGGGGCCTCCAGGATTCAGATTCGCCATACCTCCAGGAATGCGATGATATAGGGTATAATAGCCACTCGCGCCGTCTACGATCCAGTTACTGGTAATCACACCGGAATCGATCGGCAGCTTTATCGGTTTATTGAAATAGTTGGATCCGCTTAGCTGCTGACTGGTGATCGTGTCTGTATTCTGACTGTCGCTTATGATAAACGTGCTAACATTCCCTCTATATTGTATATATGACGAAATGCTCTTTAGAAGAGTCGGATATGCCTCATTTCCGAGGTAGAAGCTAGGAAGGAGATAAGTCGGTTGCACTTCCAGAATCACCTTGGTTGCGCCAGGCTGTATATAGCCGATATAGTTACTCATATTAATAGAAACGCTGCTGAAATAGGTGTCGCCATTCGAAAAGTTAGGATAGGCTTCAGCGGTCGATAGATTCTGGATACCTGTTGGCCAACAGGTAGGAATCGTGCTGACGAACGTGGGAAGGGTCTGAGCCGTTGATAAAACACTGTAGATATAGGGGCGCCATGAATAGGCCTCACCACTTATACTCGAATAGTTTGCGCTCGTGAAACTGCTGATCGATATAAAAACAGCTGGAGTCGAGGCGGCACTCGATACTGTTGATAAGAGAATATCTCCCACGCCTATAAATTTAACAGATGAATAGTTATTGATGTTCGACGGGATGATTATGGCAGAGGCATCAACTGAAGGGGCATATGAGAATCCTAGGGTCGGCGGCACAGATTGTATCATTAGAGTCTGCGCTGACAGATCGGCGTAGGTATTGATCAGAGTCCCAGAAGTACTGATAAGCAGCGTTGATAGATTGTTATCAGCGTTTAAGGCGACGCCACCTAGAGTCACGGTATGAAACGTTGACGGCTGCAAGTAATCCCATCGAGTCGAGTTGTCGCCGTTCGAGATGAGAACTTGACCACTAGGGATTCTCTGGTTGAGTGCAGTTCTAGCAAACAGTTCTCGAACATAGATAGAATCTGTATCGACTGTTTTACGATTCCCTGCCATTCTCCTGCTTAGTTGATAAGAATCTCATTTGGCGCCACGTCGGAAAGGTTAAATACCGTCGAGCGGCAAAGTTAAGAATGCCCGAAAGGCGTTCTTAAGTTTGGCACTTGACGGTAAGCACAATACATTACTAAGTGGTCGTAATAGTAATCGGTGAAGAAGATACTGAGCCAGCCCTATTAGTAGCAGTAACAATAGTAATATATTGTGTCGATGCGGAGAGGCCAGTAAAGTTTGCTGTATTCGTGCCAAGTGTGTTAGGTATTACAGGTGAACCATTGAGTGAAAATGTAAAACTAGTTGCACCGGTGCCACCTGTCCAGGAGATTGTGAATGCGTTCGGCGCAACAGATTGCTGACTAACAGTGAGTGCCAGCGGGAGATTCGGCAAGGTTATTACATTCAATGGTGCGGAGTATAGAGGTGTATTATTATTAGTAGCAATCACGACAACCGAGTAGCTCGTATTCAGTCCAGCTCCTGTAAAGGTGGCCGCCCGCCCGACTGTATTTACACTTATATTATAGTAACTAATATCATTTCCATTGAGTCTATAGTCGTACGTAGAACCATCCTCCGATCCTTCCCATGTTATAACAAAACTATTCTGCGTAATGCTATTCGCTGATAAGTTATTTGGTAGACCCAGGAAGTTTATTGTATTATAAATGCCAATGAAGGCACCATTCTGTAAGGGTGTGGCATTGATATATGTCGGTGTATCATTACTCATTCCTCCACGCGACCCAATGTAATAGCCACATGCATCACCTGACACCAGCTGCGCCATCCCCCCAGGAATACGGTGAAATAGTGTATAATATCCTTGCGCCCCGTCTGCTAGCCAGTTACTGGCAATAATACGAGAATCAATCGGCAGTTTCATCGGCTTATTGAAGTAGTTCGACGTATTGACGTTCGACTGCTGGCTCACGATCACATCTGTATTTTGACTCCCATTTATGATAAGGCTGCTTGTAGCATTCGTGTATTGAATATAGGATGAAATATTCTTAAATAGAGTGGGATACTCTTCATTTCCTAGAAGGAATCGGGGTAAAAGATAGTTGGGCTCCACTTCCAACATAACATTCGTAACACCTGGGTTGATATAACCAATATAGTTACTCATATTAATTGAAACGCTGCTGAAATAGGCGTCCCCAGTGATATAGTTCGGATAGGCCTCCGTAGTAGATATATTCTGAAGTCCAGTCGGCCACGTTGTCGGAATCGAGCTCACAAAAGTAGGAAGGCCCTGGGCTGTAGATAGCAAGTTATACATATAGGGGCGCCACCCGAATGCTTCGCCACTAATCGTCGAATATCCGGCACTCGTGAAACTGCTGATTGATATGAATACCGAAGGCCCAGAAGGGCTATCAGTAACAGTTGATAAGAGTACATCATTCACGCCTATAAAGTTCAGAGTCGAATAGTTGCTAATCGTGACTAGATTAGGCGGCGAAGCAGCTATAATAGAGTTGATACCTGTAACAGGTCTCTGTGAAACTCCTATTACGGGAGGAGCCGCTGATAGGATAAGGGCCTTTGCAGTAAGGTCCGCATAGCTAGTAAGAAGACCAGGGGGGCCAGCAGTAATAATATTGAGTGTTGAGAGATTTGCATCCGCATATAGAGGAACTTTGTCATCGCCTACGACATTGTTAAAGGTTGAAATGCGGATATAGTCCCAGCGCGTCGAGTCGTCCCCATTTGCCACCAGTACCCGGTTCTCAGGAATGGTTTGATTAAAGGCTGTTCTGGCATAGACTTCGCGGATATAAATAAGATCTGTATCTATCGTTTTACGATTCCCTGCCATATTCTGCTTAGGGAATGAGAATCTATAGTGGTCTAAGAACGCTCGGCGATTAAGAGCAGTGCTACAAATAGAATGCCTGGTGGTGGTGGGCTCCTTCAGCTCGTAGCTCAAGGAAAGCAGGATGTCTTTTTAACAGGAAATCCTCAAATCACTTGGTTCAAGATGGTATATAGACGCTACACGAACTATGCGATAGAGTCACAGGTCATGTACTTCGATGGTGATCCTGACTTCGGTAGGCGACTGACATGCTTAGTGCCGAGACGTGGCGACCTGCTCGGCCCCATTACCTTGGAGGTCGTGCTTCCACAGCTCACCCTGACTGACGGCACCGTCGTTCCCTATACGAATGCGATCGGCCATGCCCTTATTGAAGAGATATCTCTGGAAATCGGTGAACAAGAAATCGACAAACAGACCGGGGAATGGTTTGAGCTCTGGACACAGCTCTCGATTCCACCTGGGCTTCAACAGGGCTATGGCAGCATGGTTGGGCGCGTGGATGGATTCATACCACCGCCGACCCTGTCACCAGGCGACGCCTTTTCAACGGACTTATATCCGGACGGGAGTACCAAACTTTTTATCCCTCTCCAGTTCTGGTTCAACAAGAACCCCGGTCTGTATCTTCCTCTCCTGGCCATGCAATATCACCCTGTTCGCATTAATCTAAAACTCCGGTCTCTTCAGAACCTGTTTTACTCGCCGGATTTGAGCGGTGGCTGTGCTCCCGTCCAGGTGAATCCCGCCAAGATTATTGATATGCGCATGTGGGGCGACTACGTGTTTCTCGACGTCGAAGAGCGTCGCCGGTTCGTGGCCAACTCCCATGAGTATCTGATCGAGCAGGTTCAATACACTCCGAGAATCAGCATACCGGCGGACGCCGCCACGGCCAATATCAATCTCGAGTTCAATCACCCGATCAGGGAACTCATCTGGGTGATTCGGCGCGACCTCATGGACGGCACGAATGAGTATTTCAACTACAGCTCGGCCAGTATCAATCCGAATATCGAGTTCAGTGCCACGCAGGACCTCATGACTCAGGCCGTTCTACAGGTTGACGGATATGACAGATTCGATACCCGCGATGCCGGTTATTTCCGCCTCGTCCAGCCGTTCAACTACCATAGCAACGTCCCTAAGAATTTCATCTACTGCTACAGCTTCTCTCTCCGGCCAGAGGAAATGCAGCCGTCTGGCTCTCTGAATGCGAGCCGCATCGATAATATGATCCTACAGATCACGATGCGCGGGGACTATAGGGGCCCTGCAACAATAACGATGCCAAATGGCCGTGATGTGATGAACCCCTACTACACTTCTCCACGTGGCAATTGCCACGCGCGAGTCTACGCCAAGAATCATAATGTACTCCGGGTTGTAAATGGCTTCGCCGGCCTCCTCTTCAAGATCTAAGCGTCGCTTGAAACGTCGAACGACTAGTCGGATGTAACAATAGGGGACTATGCTATCGCTAGGAATGAAAGGATTTGGGATGCTAACTGGAAGAGGGGCTGCGCCTCCGCAAGCACCGCCTTATTCACAAGGGGCAGCACCGCCGTATTCACAGGGGGCAGCACGAGGCGCTGGAGTAGATAATACACGCACGTGGACAGAATATTTCAAGCATTTGGCCTACGTCGGAATTCCTATCAGCTGGTTTGCACTCTTTATTTTTGCAGGGGCGATTCCTATTGCGCCGATGTCATTTCTCGGCTATACGGGAATCAATATAATGGTCACCGGCTCATATGGATGGGCCGCGGTAAAGACTGGTGTCCAGTTCGCATCCTATCTGGCGGGACAGCTGATTAAAGCCTATTTTCCTAATCTCTGGCCTATTTCATTGATACTCGCCTACAGTCCTTGGTACATATTTGATCTTGTGCAGATGTTCGATCCCAACTTTTCAAGACTAGGTTTCAGAACACCCTTTTTTACGACATATCTCGGCAGTAACTTTGATCCGGTCGCTAATACTTTTGGCAGTGTGACACTTGCTCACATGTTTGTTATTTTTATGATCATGTTATCCGGAGGATATAGTCTACTTGATCTAATCCCCTCAGAAATCACTGGCAACTTTAAACCATTTTTAAAGACTGTATTCAAGATCGTTGCTGGAATCGCTGGCCTCGTTGGAGGGGGTATGATGGCCTTTACCACTATGCCGAGCATGTTCAGCGCATTAAGAGGCGGCGGAACACAGAGTGGTGGAGGAGGTGCAAAAGAAAAGACTCTGGACGATATCGCAAAGGCGTTCATGAAGCCCGATGGCGACGCGCAGATGGCCTACCTATTTATTGGAGCTCTGCTGACAGCGGCTCTCGGTGGCATCGCGCTTTCTGCTACCCGGGCATAACGTGGTGTGCCAAAGCTTAAAATTAAGCGCGCCCAGTGGGCCCACTTAACTTTAACTGTCGAGGAGTAGAATGAAGTATCTGATGAACCAGGAAGAGTTCGAGGAGCTTCTCAAGCCGGCGGAGCCCAGCTTTATCGCACTCTACTTCGGCGCAACCTGGTGCGGGCCTTGCAAGCGCATTGATACGGAGGCCCTAGATGCAATGCCCGGTGTCACGTGGCTCAAGTGCGATGTCGACCAGAACCCCTATACACCTGGATACTGCTCGGTCAAGTCGATCCCCGCCTTCCTGGTTCTCGCAAACGGAAAGGCCACCGGGCCGGTGAACTCCGCTGACATGGATACAATCATGAAGTGGGTATCCGAGAAGCGCGACGCGTGGGTGAAAAGTCTAACCCCCAGTTAAACATGGTGCTCAAGATGAAGCAAGTTGCGTCTATGGTAGGTGCGGCGATCGTCATTGGGATTGTCGCAGTCTACAAGGATGTTTTTCGTTCGTGGTTTACGGAGAAGCCGAAGCCGAATCCGAAGGCGTCAGACAAGCCGAAGGCATCAGACAAGCCGAAGGCGTCAGACAAGCCGAAGGCCTAATACATGTCTTTATATGTCATAGTCCTTATAACTGCACACGGACTCGCCTTTAGAAGCATTTTGTTAAAAGGACCCTTGGTAGAATCTTTTACATAGGCCCTATACGCATATTCTAGCTCACCACAGGTATGCGGATCCTCAAGAATCTTTTTATAGAAGTCGAGCAGTATCTCGTATTTCTCATCCTGCCCGACCGGGATATCAATAGGCTCACCACGCATCAGAATCGCCTGTATCTGCAAATACAAGGACCAGCTCTGACAGAACACATCTGCCTGCTTCACCTGGCAGGCGGCGCTCGTATTTAACCACTCTGTCGTGAAACCCTTTTCTTTAAAGAAGGGTTCTACCACCTTTTTCGCGATCTTAGGATCCCACACACTTTTTCCGGTGGCATAGTTCCGAGACGGATCGATCATAAGGAGAGTCTTATGAGTATTGTCGACCACAAATGTCTGGTAGTGTGTTTGTCCTCCGACCTTTTGTGTGAGATTGGCGGCTGTAAAGAGAACACGAGTAGGGCTTTCCAGAATCTCCTCTAAATACGCGTTCAGACTCTCAAGCTCATAGTTGTAAGAGAATGATTTCCCGATTGCTATGTCGGGTACCTGCTTCAGAAAACTGGTCAGAACACGCGCCCTTATATCATCTTCATTCATAAGAGCGCGAAGTGAATATAACACATAGGATATAGTGCTCGCCTTATCTTCTGGAGAGTTTTTGCTCTTACTCCGAGCCCGAGTCCGAGTCCTTGACCGTGACCGACTCGACATCTATTCTATAACGTTATTATTCTTTATGCAATAGATCTTCCGGCTTCATTTCATTAATAGATTTACAGAGCGCGCGGCCATTCTCAAATAAATTAAGCAACTTCCTTTTCATGGCAAATCTGTCTGAGACATTCACCTTTACCGATTCGCGATATTCCTTCAAAATATCATCACATATACCAGGAATCTTAATAATATCTTGGTAAAAAGAGAGTAACTGCCCATAGGTTCCTATTTTTGTATCAGCTATATCAATCGGTTGAAGTCGATGAATGGCGGCGGCGGAGATACCTGCCTTTGTAGATGACGCATCCGCTCTAGCTATTAGCGTGGGGTCAGCGCGCGCCGCAGGAGGCAATCCATCAAAAATCATATGTTGATCTTCTGCGTATGCGGCCCTATATGCAGCGGCTTCGCGCGCGTCAGCATCAGGATCCCTATAAGCGCTCACAATCTTCTTAAGAGTCTCTATGAATAGTAGTATGGACCAAGTCTGACAGAATACGTCATCGTATCCCTTTTGAGGACGGCTTGTTGTCTGTGGATGCGCAAATGCCCAGATGGGGTCTAATCCATTTGGTGGACTTAAGAAACCTGAAGATAATACCATTCGCTTTATCTCTCTGAAAATAACATCGTTGTATATTCCTACACCACCTCTTTCATATTCATCTCCTGCATGATGATAGGATGGATCTATAACATATAAAACACTTTTTGTGACATATGGTGAGCCTGGAGGCTGTATTCTATGCACGATAAAAGTAAGATAATGCGTTTCATCCGCATATTCCTCTCCGTTCCTTGGCGGATCGAACGCAGCTGAAAACGCAATGAGTTTATTTGCATTCATAAGTGGTGACGTAATATCTCTAGTTTTTAAATATGTATCGATTTCCTCTTTCACATTTTTCGTAAATGTTTTTGTAAAACTCAGAGGGATTGGAGGGTCGTGTAGTTCAGGAGTTCTCTCTATAAGTTCTTGTGTGATACGTCTTCTATTCTTATCTTCACTAAGATACTCACGTAAGCCGTATAATATATGGGTTTTCGCAACCTCCAATAGTTCTGAAAGGGACATCTCCTTCATTCGGCTGGCTCCAGATTTCGGAACTTTTCCGCCTCCTCTTTTTGTTCGAGCCCGACTCCGACGTTTGGCGCGATTCTTACGTGAAGCCATGCCCCCTCTACTTTTTCGCGCATATTTAAAAGAGTACCCAAGAACAAATGGACACCTACTCCCTCATTGCTATCGCACACCTAGCGGTTATAGTTCCTCTGTTATTATACGTGGGCTTCAACCGGGCGGCCACTCCCGAGTGGATCTATGCCGTACTATTCGGCTTCGGGCTTCTCGTAGCAGTCTATCACAGCTACAAGGGCTTCGCTCGATTTGCGGTCGGATCTCAGCTTGTCTGGATCCACGTTATACACGTCGCCTTGGTCGCCCCCGTGCTCCTCTGGATCGGATACAACGGCAAAAAAACGGAGCGCCCGGCCTACGAGATTCTTCTCATGCTCGCCTTCGCCGCGTTGGGGCATCATATGTACAAGCTCATCGTTGTCGCACAGACCTATGTGAAACCTTCTGAGATTTGAAGGTCGTATTTAAACTCGCACTTCTAGGGTGGGGCCCATTTCGAAGAGCCCTTGTCCTGCTATCATGATTTATAAGAGCAGTCGTAGCCTGTTTTACCTTGCCACCTTGATTAACTTTCCTGCTCTGACTATTTCTAGCAACAGTCACGAGCTTTTTTAATAGAAAATATTCGGTTCTGTTTTGAGCTTGATCAACCCTAAATGGTTTTCCATTATAAATAGGTGATAGTTCATAGAACATTCTTGGATCGTCATTCGTAGGATAGATTAACTTTGTATGTTTAACTTCTATAGTGGGTCCTTCAACTTCTACATAAGTAAGCTTTTCATTCAGTTTAGGATGTGATACTCTTTCATAACCGTGATCCTTGAAATACGCATTCTGAGCATTTGGGAAATGTTCTCCGCCCATTTTGCCCCTCTTTGAGCGTATAAATCCATTGTTGTTTCGATGTGTATGTAAAATCTCAAGATGTTTTCTTACATAATCATCTATATTAATAAAAGGTCTTTTCACCCCCTGCATTCTGCTATTAGTTCAGAGAATACTATCGAGCTCCTTCTGTTTCTCGCCGAGCTGCAGGCAGCTGGCCACATGATAATGAAAGGCGGTATTACTCTTCATCTTCTTCTCGCAGATTGTGCAGCTGTAGACGCCGCCCTCCAGGGCGAGGGCCTTGCTAAGATGTTCTTGGCAATGCTTCCGCACATAGTGAATGATTCGATTCGCCTTCGTCACAGTCTTGAATTCACAAGAGGGACACTCGAGCTGCTGACTCTCCTCTGTAGGATGGCGTGCGGCCATATGAACCGCTAGACTCTGAGACTGGAGAAAGCCCTTCTTACAGATAGTGCACTCGAATGGAGGCTTTCCCTCGTGACTCTTCATGTGATAGTGCATTGTGTTCTGATTCTTCTTGACCGCATCACACGTGCCGCAAACAAAGTGGCCGTCTGCATTCTTCTGATACGTGTAAGGCATGGTGCTTGGAGTTGGGCGACGCCCGGGTTCAATTTTTAGAAGTGTTGTGCCTAAGCATACAACACGACCGAAGTGTTGTGCCTAAGCATACAACACGACCGAAGTGTTGTACCTAAGCCTCTTAAACCAATACGCAGGAGATGATCATTGCCACACTCGCGATCGGAGAGGATTTCAAGCGCTCCTTGGCACCCGCCCTTAAATCAAAGGTCGATTACGCGGTTAGGCACGGATACACGTATATCCAAGGTGGCACGGAAGTCTGGGACAGAGAAAAACCAATAGCCTGGTCCAAGATTCCCTTTGTCCTTGGAATCTTAAAGAAAGCTCCCGAGGGGGCCCTGATCTTCCTTTCGGACGCAGATGTTCTCATCACGAATCCTGATCACATGCTTGAGGATCATGTCGCGCCCCTTCTTCCCACAGATAAGGATCTCCTTATGACGCTGGACGCTTGTAATAATCTGAATTCCGGCAACATGCTTCTACGGAATACGAGCTGGCAGCGTGACTTCTGGCGGCGCGTGGGAGAACAGAAGGATCTCACGTATCACATCTGGTGGGAGAATGCAGCGATTATACGGCTCCTACATACAGTTCCAAGCGATGCTGCAAAGATTCAGGTTACGGATGATTGCCGGAGATTCAATGCGTATTTGGAGGGAAATCCGGGGCGACCTTTGTGGGCTCCCGGCGATTTTCTGATACACTTCGCGGGCGTCTATGATCTGAAGAAAATGGTTGAGCTACAGAAACAAGTAAAATCTAGGATATAAGTATAGTATGTCTTCGGGAGCTGCTTCACCAACAATCTTTAATAGTTTTAAGGAAGGGGTTCATTCGGCAACTGAAGCGCTGACAGGTACGGCGGCCGCAGTAGTTGGTTTGGCTTCAAAGCCTGCGAACGCCTCAGGCGCCGTGCCCAGTGGCGGCGCCCGCCGCTCCCGCAACAATCGCGGTCGTTTTCTATCGAAGCGCAAGGCGGCCCTCAGAACACTCAAGAAGCGCGCGGCGAAGGCGGTCACGGTGGGCACGAAGGCCCAGGTCTTCCACGGCACGGCCAAGCACACTTCCGGTGGGCTCACGCGCAAGGACCTCATGAAGACAAAGAAGGGGCGCATCGTATCGAAGCGCAAGCACGCGGCGGGCCGCGCGGCTCTCCGGCGCCTGAAGGCGGCGGGCTATTTGGCGAAGAAGGGCACGTTCAAGCTTTTCCGCAAGTAAGCTTGCGGTAAAGCTGATATCGGAGGAGCTTGCGACAACGATTCAAGCTTTTCCGCAAGTAGGGGGTAAAAGCCTCCCATTAACCCCTGTCCCAAAGCCTCCCGATGACTCCTTCCCCCCAAAGCCTCCCAAAGCCTCCCGATGACTCCTTCCCCCCAAAGCCTCCCAAAGCCTCCCGATGACTCCTACCCTCCCGATAACCCCAAAGCATTTTCCGCATATGAGCTTGTGGATAAGTATTTGAGCCATGTAACAGTTCAACACATTAGGCACTCTCAGTGTATAATGTGTCGCTATGAACGGGACCTATACTATTCTGGTGGGAATAGAAGGGCACTCAAATGTTCCCAGGTGGCCGTAACATCCTCCTTACGTAACCACTTATCAATAAATTCGTCAAGCGCTTCTTTAATTTCCTCTTTTCTGCGCCTCTGAGAACTATCGAGATGATTCAATATATACTTCGCAAAGTCATTTTCAATTGCTGCCTTCATATGCGCTGTTCTCTCTTTCCCTCCGTTATTTACAGATTTATAGCCTTTTACGATATTGTGAAGGTGTTCTGCCTGGCGATTAAACTCCGATCCAGACATTCCACCCCGGGCCCTGTAACCCTTTCGGCTTACGGCGCGTCCCCGGCGCAAAGCTCTGCGTGTCCGCGCCATTCTACTTTACACGTGACAAAGAATCTGCCAAACTCCGCAAGATATCCGCAGTCTCCTCCGGATCCATCGGATCCACCTCCCCCTCCGCCGGATCATACCAATACAACGACCCCTTCCGCTCCTCCCGAATCGACGACCACACTAGCCCCACATCCGACGACCGCAGCTCCGACAGAATCGACTTCAACCGCTGCTGCGGGCCTAGTCGAGCCGTCACAAGAGGCTCCACATCCTCTATTGTAGACCCGGGTGACCAAAAAACCGCGTCCCACTGATCTATAGCCGGCGCCTTATCCCCCACGCATATCAGGCCAACGTCCACCTTTAACAAATGCGCCATCACATTCGCGGCGATCTCTCCGCCCGTCCAGACAACCTGTCCGGGCTTCGTCATGTGCTGCACGAAGGTCAGCGCCAGCTTCAGATCCTGCGTGTCCCGAATATGAAAGGCCGCGTCCCATCCGAGCCGCTGCAGCCACCGCGGAATCGGCGTCGCCGCCTGATGAACCAGCACATGCCGGCCCCGAGTCTCCCGATTCCCCTTTAAGAAAGCCCGGGCCTTCATCGGATTCGACGCCACACAAAAGACCCGCTTTCCGCGAATCGACTCCGAAAACCCCTCCAAATGCAGAGTCTCCATTAATAGGACCCAACGTTAGATGCAACAGGTAATAGACGCGGTCGTACTTGGTCTAATCGCGCTCGTCATAGATGTACCCTGGCTCCTATGGACCCAGGCGTCATCTGTTAAACTGATCCAGGGTATCCAGGGCTCCAGCCCCTCGGTACGCTACGGCCCAGCCGCCGGCGTGTATCTAGCCATCGGATTTCTGATCAGTAGAGCCAAGTCACCCGTAGAGGCGGCGGCCATAGGATCGGCGACCTACGCGGTCTACGATCTCACGAATCACGCGACTCTCAAGAACTTCACAGCCGATTTCGCTGCCACCGATATCATATGGGGCGGCGCCCTCTTCGGCCTCACAGCCCTTGCCGCTCAACAAATCGGCGCATTTCGCTTTCGAGGCTAGACGTATCATCGACCCATTTTGACGGCGGATAATAGGTCTCATTCATGGATTTCCAGACATACTTAAATAAGTCCGGAAATCCCTTGATCACTTTCACGCCCTCCTTACGGCGAATACGGCGGAAACAGAAGCCCGACGCCAGATACTCTTCATCGGCAAGCAGCCCAGCCTTATCTATAACACCAAGTGCTATCTGGAGGATTTCCTGGCGCACAGTCTTAGTCACCCTGGGCGCGTAGGCGGTCGGCTTGATATAGGTGAGCCCCAAGCGCGTAGCCTCCGAAATAGGATGCATAGGGGTTCTATCATCGACGAAAAGCATGTCTTCCGGGTGGATTGGCGTAAGGCGTTTGGCGGCGGCGGCGAGCAAGGTATTCAGCACAGGAAAGGTCTTATCGGGATTCAAGAAACCGTCGGCACCTCTTAGGCCGGATGTTTCGGGCTTTCGAAGAGGATGAAAGACATCCGCAATCAGCTTAATCAGTCCCGGAGACTTGTATTTTCGCTCTATGAGATCCTTGGCTAGATGCGTGGAAAAGGTGTTGCCCGTGTTTGAGTAAATAATGACAGTGGTCTTCTTTTTTAATAGGGGCTTTATAAGGCTGTCGAGATTCGGTCTCAAAACAGCATGTAGGACATGGGGGCGCTTCAAGAGTTCAGCGGCGAAGTTCGCACGCACGTGCTCGAGCTTCAAAGAGAGCCGCTTCGAAATTGTCAGGCTATTTGTTGGAGACTCTTCCGGATTTTTAAGAAACTCTGGAGAAATGAAGAACGCGATTGGACCGACCACTTCAAAATATCCGAGCGTGTTATCTAGGTCGAAGGCGACATAGGCCATCCTTATTAGGTGTTCCAATAAAATTGGCTTAAGCCCGTCGACAGTAGGGGTACTACAAATGGATTATAAGGAGCTCGAGCCGCACCCGGTGTCGAAGGAGGCGCAGGCGTATATTGATTCCATGACGGAGGATCAGCGGACCCTTCATAAACTCGCTGTGAAACTGCTGGGATCCTCCTATTTTGTGCAGCAGACGCGGGGATACATTGCCTGGAAACAGAGTCAAAGCCCTGGTTAGTAAGAGGCATGTCTGGCGTCACAGGGCCTACGGGCTGGACAGGCCCGACTGGCAGAACAGGATCAACAGGTAACACAGGTCCTACAGGGTTAACGGGTCCAACTGGCTTAACGGGTCCAACTGGAAGAACAGGGCAAACTGGATCAACGGGTCCTACAGGATCAACGGGTCCTACTGGATCAACAGGAAGAACGGGTCCTACTGGATCAACGGGTCCTACTGGATCAACAGGAAGAACGGGTCCTACAGGATCAACGGGTCCTACTGGATCAACAGGAAGAACGGGTCCTACTGGATCAACGGGATCAACAGGATCAACGGGATCAACCGGTCCTACAGGATCAACGGGATCAACAGGAAGAACGGGTTCAACAGGATCAACGGGTCCAATAGGAACAGGTCCTACAGGATCAACGGGACAATCAGGCCCAACGGGCAGAACAGGATCAACGGGTCCCACGGGCTCCATAGGAACAGGGCCAACAGGTCCCGCAGGAACTGCTACAAATACAGGTGCAACTGGATCAACCGGCCCAACCGGATGGACTGGATCAACCGGGTCAACAGGAAGAACAGGGCCAACGGGGCAAACAGGTCCCACAGGTCAAACGGGACCTATCGGACGCGATGGCACGGCAGCGAACACTGGCGCTACAGGACCAACTGGCATACAAGGTCTTATAGGCTGTAGAGGCCAAGTGGGAGATACGGGCCCGAAAGGTAACGACGGTTGCACGGGCTACACCGGCCCTGGAGGTACGGCAACGAACACTGGTGCCACCGGCCCTTCTGGTTACAGAGGTCCAACAGGATATACAGGTCCAGCAGGAACTGCAACAAACACGGGTGCCACGGGACCTTCTGGACCGACCGGTTGTCGTGGCCCGATTGGCATTGGCCAACCAGGTCCCGTAGGTGATCGCGGAGATATGGGGCCTACCGGTCCTGGCGGGATTGGCGGACTCCTATGGACGTTTCAAGATTCTTCAATGCTACTAAAGGACAACTACACAGTTCTGCATGTTCTGAGACCAGGTGTAGGACCAAATGCACGCAGCGCTTCCACCATACAGCAGTTTTCGACACCCTGCTACTGCATGTTTACGACTGACCCGTCTTTGGCGGGAACTTTTTCAATCATTGCAGGTCTAAATGATTATATGGATAGAACTGCCGCTCCAGCATGGAGTTTTTTGACCACAACAACACAGATTTTTGCAAGATATGCAAAGGAGGGGTTTGGCATAGATCAGCGCATTCTTGTCCCAGTAACACCGACTGCGCAAACAAACTATATGATCGCCTTCGATGGGATCAATATGAATTATTACGTCAACGGAACACTATATTACTCGGTAATCCGGGATATAACATTCATTGAGCAACCCGGCATTTACATGGCGGTGCGCTTGACCGCAGTGAATTCGTATGTCACGAATATCGCGTTCAATCCGGCGGCGGCCATCATGACGGGCCCGACGGGCCCTCAAGGAACTGGGCCACCAGGTCCTCCTGGAGACGCGACATGGACAGGCGCAACCGGTCCCGTTGGATACACTGGCCCGCTTGGTACAGGGCCAACGGGTCCTGGAGGTACGGCGACCAATACAGGCGCGACTGGTCCGACCGGTGTTACAGGCCCACAGGGATTCGCCACAAACACTGGAGCCACAGGGCTCATGGGCCCAACCGGTAGACAAGGTCCAAAAGGTAATGATGGAACGGGTTGCACGGGTCCTACGGGCGCACAGGGGTG